CTAGCTGTAGTGCCATCAGGTCTATGAGTAGATATAGTGTCATCATCATTTACTTTGATTGATTGGATCATTTCATCTGCCTTAACAGCAGACCCTGCTATATTATAAAAGCTCCCCCCAAGACTAGTTATTAGAGCAGAAGTGGTGCCCCCGTTGTCTCTGTATACCCTTGCTCTAAGATTTATATCAGAGGGAACAAACTTCCAGTACTGCTTTAAAACATTGTTGGTAAGTCTTTGGCCTGATTGTCCCGAATTAAACCTTCTTCTTGTCTCAGAAATATATGTTTTAGAATTTCCTAGATTTATAGAAGAGGTTGTGCCAAATCCCAACTGAGAGGGAAGAGATGAAACTGTATTTATTATGGTAACTGCTTTCCCGAGATATGCTTGTTCAGAGAAAGATTTTATTTTTTCCATCTTTCCTTCTGGGAAATACTTATTGAACTGTCCTATGAGGATGCTCTTTGTTATAGCTGCCATATATTTATTTCTAAATTTACTATAACTAGTTACGTTTTTATATTTTATACTTTCTAAAAATGTTTCTACTCCGTTAGAAATAGAATCATAAATAAAAGAACTATTTTTTAAAAGATAAAATATTTGTTCATTGTACGGAACCTTATTTGTTGGAGATCTCCAAACATAATTACCTAAGTTAGAACCTTGGGTAGCATAGTTCTCAAAAGTTTCATTAGGATCTTTAGATTTACTAAGAAGATCATCTACTACAGTATTTATTTTAGGACCTAAATGAGCATTAGCAAAAGGTCGATTAGTAGTTAAACTATCATGTAGGTCTGTACAAGAGCTTATATCATTAATATAACTTCCTGATATTATTCTCCCGTTTGAACCTATTAGATAATCATTTATCTCTTGATAGGAGAATAAATTGTATTTAGGATCCCAAGCACTAGTAATAATAGAAGACACAAGGGGTCCTGGAATAACGTGGTTTGAAAACCCAGCATCGAAGTTTGCGTCTGGGACCATTCCCTCTATAAAATAAGGTAGGGGGGCACCTCCAGGATAGTGAGCATCACTCTCAGGAAAGCAAGGATCAATACATCTTATTACCTTATTAGTGCTACAATAGCATAAGATCTCGTGACAACAATCACATACTATAGGGATTATCTCACAAGGTTGGCAATTAATTCTAGCCATAGTACTATTTTCTTAAAATTTAAGCCTGCCGTATAATGTAAACGTACTTCCTGGTTTAAATGTGGGTCTTGATCCTATTAGGGCAGGATTCCCAGGTGGGTCCCCCCCTGGCAAGTACGTACTTCCCTGATTATAATGTTCAAAAATAGTAGAGCGGAATTTTCTAACTCCTAAACTTAGTTTTAATCCACCGAGATAATTAGTCTCAGATAGATAATCTGAATCTTCCGCAATCCAAACTTTTGTACTATAGCTAGTATAAGAACCATTTTTATCAAACCTCACCGTGTTCGGGTACAGATTGAGGTGATCGGCGAGCCATGCTCTGAAGCAGGGGGCATGCGCTTCTTTTTGTTCCGCCGCGGTCTTCACGGTATTACATTGGGCTGCTCCCGTGGTTGATATTAAAGCAGGACCTCCTGATAGAGTATAAATTTGAGATACACACGAATGTTTACCTTCAGATAGGAGAGGGGTTAGGCCCCCCATATTTTTTTGGTCCCATCCATTTCCCTTATAACCGCCATCCGCCCCTCCCAGCATAGTATGATAAACAGCATTAGTATCCCAATTGGCTCCGTTATCTTTTGAAAAATTAGCAGCTAAAAAATACGGAAAAGAATTCATCCACGCGCCTTCGTTGTTGCCTCCATACAACATCCAAACCCAGCTTGGATACCCTCCGAAGTCCCCCCACGACGGGAACATTCTATCGTTATCTCCAATCATAATTGTGGAATGGAGTTCATAAGAAGAATATTTGCTATCATCAAACATTGATGTAAATATTATATCTTCAGTCGGTTCTGTTACCTCTGCATAACTTAAAGGATGTAATGTATTGGGTGGGGTGATGGTGAGGACCCCAGCAGCTATTTTTGCATCCATCGTACCTTCTAAACAGTTAGTAACCTTAACTATTTCTGCTTGTCCAACTACTGGGTTAGCAAATGATATTGCTGGCTGGGCTGCTGCTATTCCTGCTCTTTCATTGTAAGCTAATTCAGTAGTTCTAAAGAATGGACGGATATCAATAACATTATCTTGACTAAGATTATCAGTATCTCTATCTACGACAATATAGGCTATAGGGAGAGCAGTCTGCCCTATAAGTTGTAAATCATTATCAGCCAAACCTAAAGTAAGGTTAGGAGCTATATTAACGAGATCATCTGGGGACGGGAATGATCCATGGACTATAGTGCCATTTCTCAATTTAATTCCAGTGTTACTTCCCCCATCTGTATGATCATTCAAGTTAGCAAGTATTTTTTGCTCTCCAGGAACTATTCTCTTGTCTAACAAATCTATACCACCAGTAGGGGTACGCTTGATTCCAATACCAGCACCCCTAATAATACCCAAGCGGGGAGTAGTTATTTTTTTTGGAGTGCCTACTGCTTGGGATGCAAGTGGAATAGGATTAACTCCATCATATTCAGACAAAGTTGCTCCCGAAGCATCTATAGGCTGCGTATACACTACTAAAAGATCTATTCTCTGAGAGGCTAAATCATCTAAAGAGGTTACCACCTCAGATCCATTAACTTCTTCGGCGTACCAGTAGTCGTATTCACTAAATGGAGCTATCTCTATGGTCTCTCCCCTAAAATCTGCTACGGCAGTCCTAACCACACCTCTCCAATGCTGTGTTATTTTTATGTGATTTGTGTTTAATCCTATAGTTCCATTTTGTCCAAATAAATTACTAATATCTAAGTGCCACAGGGCAGGCCATGTTTTTCCTTGTCCTAAAGTAGACTCATATTCAGGAGCACCGTATGAAGTTACACTCTTCCCAGAAATGGGGTACCCAAAATCATTCGACATGTAGAAAGTATACATGGTCTCTAAACCATTTGACCTCATTCCTCCTGCTGTGAGGCTCTCCCCAGGACAACTAGTAAAAGTTGCCGAGGTAAGTTTCTTTGTATAAGACTCCCAAATAGAATCAAAGAACGCCGCTGTGTCATTTTGTGTCAACGATGGGGCATTAGCACAGGTAGTTTGAAGACCAAAAGAAGCTATCAATTGAGCAAGAGAATCCTTAACATTATAAGCATCATTTACTCTAGCATTAAACCTACCCGCATTTACAGATACATACCTTCCACCAACAACCTTAGGTCTAAGTTGTTTTATATACTCTAAATCTATATCATCCCCCACAAAGAGCGGGCTCCCTGTTACGGGCTCCCCAGACGCAGGAGATATTAGACTATCTATTTGGTCTTTTACCCATAAAACATTCTCTTCCAATTGTCTAATTGGGATATTATCAACCTCATAGTAATAAGGATCATTAGCCTTATAATACCTAACAGGTTGTGAGAATAAATGATCTGTATTTGTGTATGCCATTATGTATCCTTATTAAAATCAAATATATTGGGAGATCTGAACCCTAGTCCATAACCATTTCTCCAGCCGTCTGTATTTCCAAAATCACCAGTGTACGAAGATCCGTATTTAGCGTTCACGGCTCGGTAGTATGAGACCAATTTAGGTCGTCCTGATGTCCCCTTTGTAGCATTCTTAGCGTTAGCAAAAGTGTTCATAGCAGAATCGTCCAACCAAATCCTACTCACATAAGACTCATCCAACATACCAGAAGCGTAGAAGAAGGTGGTAGACAGGGGTTCCCCACCAGCAGAAGCAGCCGTTTGGAATCCTAACTGGTTATATATAGCACTTACTGTCGTAGGATCGGGAGTACTACAATCTCTAGATGGATTATAGCCTTGAGCTAATTCCTGTAGTGGTTCTCCTATCTCCACAGCAGAAGGTGGGTAATCCCAAGAATAGCCAGCGTCTAAGTTAGATGAACTCTGATAAGCTCCAGCGAAACCAGCAGTTCCACCTCTAGTATATCCTAAAAAGTGTGCCATGGGATCTACAGAGAAGTAAATTCTAAATGGTCCCTTATTAGCAAAACTTGTTCTTGCCTCTATTGCAGACACTCCTGTTGCGGTGTCTGCTGCGATGGCGGGACGCATCCCATAGGAATCAAGAACACTTAATCTTCCAGTATTAGGAGTAGCCGAAGGCGCAGCAGATAAAGCTACATGGGCCCCCCCACATCCCACTACACTAGAAACATAAAGACCGCTAGGACCATAATACCCTGTATCTCCTGGATAATTTCCACTCACAGAGATATGCGACATATGCAACCTTGAATCATCTCCTATATTCCAAATATAGAGCTTGCCGCATGTGGTGGTCGCTGGGACTCCTGCCGAGACATCTAATGTTACTGAGGAAGCATTTTGCCAACCACAAGGGAAATGAGTGTTAAGAACTTTTACCTCACTCCCCTTATTAGCCCTTACACACATACCACCCCAAGAATACTTACTATATTCAGTTGGGTCAAATGTAGGTGTGTTGCTAGTATCGAGGCCACCAATAGGATCAAGAGTAGATACTAGATAAGAAAGAGCAGTAGGATCCGTAACGTCAGTTATTCCTCTAGTTATTGGATTAGGATAAAATTGAATATAACCCCCAGAAGTATAAAGTGAAGTTCCATTAGCATCGCTGGCATTGTAATCGGATGCTGCAATGAGCCCAGAAGTAGCCTTAGTAACGTAAGAATCGGGAGACTTAGCCCATAATCTATTAAAATCTCCACAATCTTTCATTTCTATTGTTGATCCATTGTCAGCAACCAAACAAGATTTAAACGATTGCATTTCTACTCTAGTATGCTGGTTTGTATCAGAAAGAGCATACGAACTAACATCCAATTTTCCTTCAGTATTATGTGGAGCAAATTTAATTACAGAATTATTATTAGCACCTACATTTATACCTGCTCTGCCTAGAACAGTAGGTCCGTTGAATTCTACCTTTGAACCATTATCAACATAAATAGGAGTACTATCTAATAGAGCATCATAAGAACTATCGTCTCCTTCTATTCTGGTGCAGTAGGTATCTCCACTACATCCCATAAATTTAACATTACTTCCCTCATCAATATAATATGCTTCACCTAATACAGGTTCGGTTGCTGTGAAAGAGTATGAGGCGTTCCCTGCCAAGGTTCTCATTTGCATAAAATCAGCTTTAGTATTCTTAAGATGAACCCCAGGAATTGTAACTCCATCTCTTACTCTATAACCACCTGATCCTATTTCAAAGGGGTAAATATGACGATCAATATCGAATAATTTAAATTTTTTATTCTTAAAAACACAATTCTCTAAATCAAGATGTTGTCCATTAAATAAGAAATCTAAAGCTTTATTCGGAGACACTAAGCTATTACCTAATCCATGTAGGGTTTTATAATATTCTACTGTACTATTTTTACCTTCTAAACCGCACCAATTATTATGATCACAAACTATCTCACTTACCTTTAAAGTAGTATTATTTAATCTAATACCCACTTCATTCATATAAGACATAAGAGTATGATTAAAATCTATAGTTGAATCATTAGCCTCTAATCCTACTTCTGTATTTAAGAAAGTATCAAGATACAATTGATTATATGGAGTTTGTGCCCCTACTACTGAAGCCCCCTTCAAGTCCTTGCCTCTCCCACCCTCAGGAGTTTTAAGAATAGAATTATTTAGTTGAACCCCTACAGGAGAGTGAGCAAACGAGAAAGGGGAGTCAGAGGGAAGTCCCGAACTAACATCATAAGCACCACTTAAGGTAATTTCTGAATTATTAGCTTGCATTCCATAAGCAGTGGAACTACCTCTAGTATTAGCAGCCAAAGGATAAACTCTATAAGAAGTAAATCCTCTATTTAAATTTACTTTGGAGTTAGTTATTTTAAGCCCAGTCTCTGCGCACCTCATAACAGCACAGTTTTCTAAAAGAACATTTGAATTTTCTATTTCAATACCATTTGCTACCCCGTGGTCTTGGGCTGGTTCGATAGCAACAGTTGCTAAGTTACCATCAACAACGAAACCTCTAATATAAAGAGGTCCGTTGCAGTTCTTTACTGTTATTCTTTGGGCACTATTTGCATAGACAAATCCCGTTGGGAGTGCTTTTATTCTGGTTGCTCTATCGGTAGCTGCTTGAAGGTTAGCCATGTTAGAGGGTCTTAATGCTTTACTTGTGAAACTACCCATTAAACTTCCATTGTAGTCGTAGGCGTAAGTAGAATCTGTATAATCAGAAAAAGAAAATACACTGTTAGTATTAGAGAAAAAACCAGGACTTGTATTTTTTATAGTCGCTGTTATTCCATTGTTTCTATAGTCGGGGGTGGGAGTTTTGGGAGCATCTCTACTTCCGTATCCATAGTCCTCGAAGGTAATAGCAGCTATACTGAAAACATCTGCCATTCTTATAAAAGAGCGATGCCAGTTATTCCAAAAATTATTTCCATGAACAGTGGTTACATTGGTGGCCGTTGCCAAGGAGCTGGTATTGCCCATGGTACTACTAAGATCTATAGATGACAAAGAAGTAATGGAGGAAGTGGCACCTGCCGCCGAGGTATCCCAAACCGTACCCGCCCCAGAACCACTAAGGATCTTAGCAAATCCTCTATTTACTATTTCTAATCCCCCATCACCTACAAACTCGAAATCTTGAATATCAATATTCCCAAGATTACCACTAACAGCAACCTCTATAATTACAGGAAATCTAAGAGTCCTTGGTAGCTTGTTTAACGCTGCGCTTACGGAGGAGAACACTTGATATGGGCCAGTGGCGTCCACGGACGAATCCGATACACTCAAGTGAAGCCCAGTAAGGGAAGAAGTGGGATAACCCAGTTGCTCCCAATTAAACTCGGTTCTTTCCTCTAAATCGTAAAGAGGAAGATTATCCTGCTCCCAATTATAAAAAGAGCTTGCATCATACTTATAGACAGTACTAGTCCAGTCCCCTCTTACTAACTTATCGTCACCTTGTGCTAAATATAAATCATTTTCTAAAAAAGGCATAACTTAAAAACTCAACTTCCACTTAAATACCAACGAGAACTGGTTCGTTTTCTTTATATTATTAAAGGTTCTATAGGCTACCAAAGGACTCCTCCTATCTTGGCCTGATATAAGGACTGCTAAAGGGTTAGACATAAATAATCCAATTTCATTCAAGTCTTGTTCAAAAGATGAATCCTCAGGCAAATATAAAACATAGGTAACCGAAGTGGAAGAAGATTTCTTTATTACATTATCGGAGATGAGTAGGAATATCTCATTCGTAGGTGATGGACCTCCTTGGGGTAACATTCTTTTATGGTTACTTACAACAACATTATTCCCATACTCTGCTTCTGTTTTTTGGTATCCACCTAAACTACCTTGAGTATAATCATATGAAGTTGGGGCTCCTGATCCTACTTGGAAATATCTTATCTGGAAGTCTTCCACCGTAGAGGATCCCTGTCCAGCGAAAAGCATAGCTAGACCTACTCCCATCCCAGAAGTAATGACATTATGGTCATCAAATACTTTCTCTTCTGTGCCATCAGAAAATATTTTAAAAATCTCTAAATGACCAGATACATCTAATATATCATTTTGTTTCATATCTCTTCATTATATACTATTTAACTCCAGGAGTTATATTATCATAAATATTTGAATTCCCTAAGAACCCAATACTCCATTCTATAAGCAATTTAAACTCAGATCTTTTAGTTAAAGGTTCACTAAGCTGCTTGTATGCCACTAATAAGGGCTTATCATTCTTGTATCCTATCGGATTTTTAGAAAATAATCCAAATTCTCTTAATAAAATACCATTTGCCGTGTCTTTATCTAAAACTATACTCACTTCTACAGAGTCTAAATAAGTTTTAGTAATATTAGTTCGTGGTATAGGAATAAACCAGTGCTTGTCCGAGGTCGAAGACGTTTCTATAGAGGACGCAGGGGCACTAGACACGCCAGCACTCAAAAACAACATTTCACTGTAGGTAGTTCCACTGTCTGCGGTGGACGCAAGAAATGATCTATTCAACTTTTGAAGCTCTAATGTAGTCTCATCTCCATACTGGGAGGTAGAGGATAGGGGTGCTGATAAATGATAGAATATACCAGACGCTAAACCCCCATCCCGAGAAGAGTTCATACCACTAACTCCCAACTGAAGATACCCAGGGGTTATAGATGGTATACTAACTGCTTCTCCTGTTAATATAGAAACTATATCTACAACAAGTCCCCGAACTAACATATTACTATCATCGACAACCACTTCTTTATAGTCATCGTAAATCTTTGTTACTTTAAGGTGACCCCCCATTAGAATGTCCTCCCAAAATCAAAGTTTATTCTCCACTGAATAGTTAGATCTGCATAATTTTTTATACCAGCAAGCCTCGCAGCGACCGCATCATTTATGGTTGTTAAATCCTCGCTAAATACTTTTTTAGCAAATAGTTTGTATTTTCTATTGTTAGTTGGCGTGGTCCATGCTACGGGAGCAGCTTCGCTTTTAAATGTTTCTTTAGCGTCTAAAGCCCACAACCCTATATTGGTAAATCCTTTATATGCTGCTAGACATAGTAGATCAGTGGAAGAGATAGTGAAGTTATAACATACAGCAGGACTTCCTATAAAGGCGGCAGACCCGTCAACTAAACCTCCCCCTGTGTAGGACACACTTGTCAAGGAACTAGCGGTAGCAGCAGACACCGCAACGCCCTGAGTAGTATCTCCGCTAGCAGGGTGATTTTGTATAGGATAAGCTACTAAATAACCCTCCCTATCCATAGACCCCACAGTATTGTATCTACCCTTAACCCCTGATACTACTGTGTTTATGCTGGAAAGTAGGTAGGTCCAAGGGGCTGATGTCTCTGTGACCGCGCCCCTAGTTACAGAAGTATCCCATATATAAATATTAACCCCACTACTAGGAGCATAGCATCCTTGGTAAAGAGTCTCCATACTTTTAACAGAAGATGAATAATAAGAATTTAAATTATGTCCATTAGGAGTTATTAAAGCACTTGCATTTCTCCAAGAAGGAGTATTTGAAGGACTGAAAAGAGCAGTGTATGTTGTTAGCTCTGGATACTCGGACACTGCGGAAAGCTCATAATACAACTGGACTTGAGTTTTGGATGAATTCTCTAATCGTGTGTCCCGTGGGCGTGGATCCTTTGGAAGTTCATAAGAAGGAGTAAAAGAAGAAGCCCCGCCTAAATTTCTAGCACCTATAAATGCTGATAGGTCAGCGTCAGCGTTCTTATCTGCAAAAATAGAAGATAAGTTTCTGTTGTTGTAAAATCCGTGCATACCAATAACATCGGTGTCTGCTGCACTTGTGTCAGGATGGCCCCCGTATAGCTTCTCAGCTTTTCCTAAGGACACTGCTTGTATTGTAAAGTTAGAGGGGTTGAGAGATTCTGATCCTGCTAGGTTCTTTAGACTATAAGGAGTAGTAAGCATATCAACAATAACTTCAGACGCACCATCCACCACCATGTTACTCTCTTTGAGAACACTTTCGGATGCTCCGTCCTGCATTATTTTAAATACTTCTACTTCGCCTTTAATCTTCATCTAATTTCCTCTAATAATCAGAGAACTCACCTGATTAAAACTTCCATCTCCAGACAGAGCATAAATCTCTCTCTTTATATTATCTCTATAACTTAATCTACCCCCTCCACTAACCCCCATCTCCCCAGAAGTTGTAATTGCATTTCTAGAAGCTAAAGTACTTTTTGCTAGAGAGGTAAAATAATCAAAACATGCTTTTAATTCATGCTTATTTAGTTCATACTTATTATAGCTTGTGGGAACTATCGCTCTTTCTCTAAAAGTTTTATTATACATACTAATGGTATTAAGTAATATAAAAGAGTCTGGATCTGCTGTCTCCAAGAATATCTCTATGTAATATTTTCTATCCTTGGTATGAATCTTTTCTGTTATCTGATCCTTAATTCCATTATTGTTTGTATTGAAATTAAAACTTAGAGTTTCAAACAAGGACTGGGAGGCCCAGCGGTAAACGCTCGGAACTTCCTCCTCCGAGGAAGTTCCTCCTGCCATGCACCCTACCCTAGGTGAAAGATTGTGGTATGGAGTTATAATCTTGTTAGTCTTTATATCTCTCATTGAAGAATTTTCTTTTTCGCCGTATCTAATGATATCAGTTATATTTTTTTCTGTAAATTTACTTCCAATAGATAATCCAGGAACTATTCCGAAAGGTAAGTCTTCATTTATAACTGAGAGTTTATGTCTTACCCATGTGCCGTTAGAGAAAGACCATATAGAATTTTCTGTTGTATACGTTTTATCTGGTTTTTTGTAAGTATAGGAAATAGGCTCAGTATGAATCCAAACCTTTAAAGTACGGCCTCCTATAAGGTCAGAATCTGAATGTATATTAGCAGCATTAATATCTATCTGGTAGTCCGAATTTGGAAATAAGTAATTTTTAAAATCAGGTCTACTAGAATCAGGTTCTATCTTATATCTTATTCTTGGGAAGGTATTGGCGGCGTTTCTTCCATATTTAATAACAAGATTATCTTGTAAAACTGAGGACTTCATCCACTCAGGAATATTTTTAGTTTTTACATCCTTATCCAAACCTGTAACTCTTAAAAAGGCAAATGTGGTAGGTAAGGTATAGGGTTCATTAGGAGGTATATAAGCCCCCGTTAAGTTGAAATCAAGCGTACCCCTACTGGTGGTATAGAATTGTGCTTGTTGTACTGCGTATGGGTTAGATGTATCAACAAACTCTACTCCACTTAAGAAAGAATCATTTCTCACTTCAATTCTTCCTACATACATGTCTGAAGCATTGGAGGCAGCATAATTTGTTATACCCCATGCGTTAGATGGAGCCATTGCCATTGCTCCCCTACCAAAATAGTAACCTATATTAATAAGATCCCCTGTCCTAACTGAGCCAATAGAGGAGGTTATTAATCCAGGAGCTACATCATCTATGGACGACGCAGTAATTTCATAATCATCATTGAATAAGTAAGGACCGTAAGTATGAGTTATAATATTATTAGCACCCGCATCATACTTGAAATTAAAATTTATAGGAACTCTTGTATAGTGATCAAGCCAATCCTTATAAAACTTATGTAATGTAGATCCAAAAGCAAAATCTCCCATATAGTTTAAATTACTAACACTAATAGTATTTTCATGTAATTGATTAGCAATTGAGTTTAATACATCCCTATATTCATCGACGTACCAACTGGACACTGTTACAGGTTGTATTTTTGAGGAGGACACAGGCCACGAAGAATTCACAGTCCCATCGGGATTATAATATCCTGATACTATAGAGGAAGCCTCATGTAGGATCGAAGCCTCTCTTACTCTATGTTGTAAGCTTTGCAATTCAGTTAAAGAGCCTCGTTTGCCAAAGAAAGAAGACGCAGCCGAGCTATCAACCCCAGACAATCCCCTCAAAGGAAAGGTAGTACTTACTTCAACCCCAAAAAAGCTGTCGGAAGAATTATAAGCTTGACAGTTGTTCCAAACAGGACTTATGGTTACATTATCAATAAGGTTTCCAAAGTTATTAGGATCTCTCTTTAGGGGAACAGGGGAGAAGGATAAACTACTGGGGATGAATCCAAGTGAGAATATCCCCGAGGTTAGAAGGTTTGCACCTGTTGAATAAAAACTCCCCCCATCTTTGTTAACGGGAAGTTGTGTTGCCCTATAAAGCCAGTCATACCCAGCAGACCCCATCCCATCCCTAATATCTACATTCTCCCAGTTCATTAAATACTTATGATTTTTTCTCCGAATAGCGTTGCGCGGAGCAGCCGAGAAGAAAATATCCGCTACTCCAGATCCCATCAAAGCACCGCTCAAGCTATTAGCCGCTTCTCTTCTAAATACTGTTTGTTGACCCGCTGGTAAGACGCTCGTATTTCTTGGATTTATAGTACTAACAGCAAAGTTAGTAAGTATTGTGGCAGAGGCATTAGAAGATACGGCCACGGAACTCAACCCAAGAACAGCCTTCATTGTAGAGATTGCACTAAGAGCTATATTAGTATCTTCAACAGAAGATACGTCAAGAATTATATCGGCTGTAGCATGGGCTGGAGCTACCGTATTAACAAGAGTTTTTACTCTAGATAAAGCATACTTTGATTCTTTATCTAAATTAATAGAAGCAAAATCGAATGAACTTGCGGACAAAGAAATTTTAAAATGAGAAGACTTAGAACTCCAAAAAGGTAAGTACCTAAATAAATCATCCCCATAGGGCCTAGTATTATTAACTACTTTGTCATAATTAAAAGGTGTTTGTTCTGTTGTTGTAAAGAATAGGAACGAATTTCTATAAAAATTTACATCTTCTTTTTCTAAAGTATTATTAAGAATATAAGAGTGAACACTATTAGCCGAATTTGTATCCACACCAAAACATACTAATTTCTTTTTTAAAGATTCTAATAATGGAAGAGATACTTGACAATTAGAATAATACTTTATCTCTTCCCATGGTGGAATAGGCATAACCCTATCCCTATAAGTAAAAATAAAATTTTGATCTTGTTTTGGTATTATTTTATGGGAAGTTCTTATATTAAAAACTGATCCCGTATAGAAATCACCATCTTCGGTTCTGTTCCATGGGCCTTCGTATTTTATCTCTTCCTGATCTAGGGGAAGAAAAGCGGGTAAATGAGTTTTAGGGGGCTCTAAGAAGAATGTAACTCTAGGAAATAATGAGTTCCCAAAAATAAAATTATTAGGGAACTCATTAGCTAATTCCCACATAATCCTATCAACAGCTAACCTAACATTGGTTTCTAAATTAGTAGAATAGCTATCCAACCCCAAAACGTCAGCCCTATCCTTACTAAAGGAAGCTAACCCGTTCTCTGTTAGATTAGAACTCGTCATCAGAGTATAAAATACTATATTAGGAATATAAGATTCCCACAGATCAAATAGAGTCCCAGAGGTTATATTAAAGGCTCCGTCCCTGCCGAACACAGAATCAACCATGCCCTGGACGGATCTCTTCGTTCCTTTAGCCTTATAAATTGATACAGCCTGTCTGAGCTGATTCCTGTGTCGTGTTGAGTCTGGTCCGATCAACGTCCACCCGATTAAATCAGCTAAATAAGGGAGTAGCTCATCAGGACAGTGATCTATATCAACGAGGGTCTCAAGTTCTTTTATTTCTGAACTTCTATCAGCAAAAGAGAAGGAGAATGCTTTTAATGCCCTATTAAGGGGTCCTGCTGAATCTTCATCTGAAATTAAAGAGGTGGTGCTGATATAATCAGAAAATGAATCCCTAACTTTAGTATCGTTTAGATTAAAATAATCTCCCTCATAAAGAACACTAACTAAAGTTTCTAATCTATCCCTATGCTGTGTTCCTGAGACATAAGAAAGAGCATTATAACCAGATGTAGCATCAGAACCAGAAGTTCTGTATTTCTCAGGTAAAATACGCTCATCAATGGACGAGAAGGAATAATAATTACTCCACAAATATCTTTCAAATATCTTTAAACAATCATCTAAACCAATAACTTCCCCAAACCAAAGGTTTTTAGCAAGAAGAGTTGCAACCTCACCCGAGGTTGAATACCCCGAAGGTCTTACGTTAGCTCCTGCTGGGTCTGGGGCGTTTAGAAAGTAAAGCCATGATAATTTATCTATTAAATACTTATGGGTTCCTGAACTATCGTTAGAGAACGCAGAAGCTGTTGTTGTTGCTAGATTATTTCCAGGAGTTCCATCATTTTTTTCTAGCTCTATTGTAGGAAGAAAAGTTCCTGATATATAATTTAACAAATCTCCACTAGAACTGAAATTAGATAAAGTCTTTCCTATCTTTTGAAGTATATTGTTCTCAAAGTTAGTGGGGGAAACCCAAGTAAGGTTATTCTGTTTCACAAAATACTTAGAAATACCACCCACTGCGCTGACGGAGCTAAGATACTCTACGGTTGGAAGGGAGGATACGTATATAACAGCAGAAGAATCAGCAGCTAAAATATGTGAGTTAATTAGCTGGTCTACTTCGGTAACCTCAACCCCACTAAGCGATATATCATCGTCAAAGTACACATTTGGCGTAATAATTTTTACAGCATCTAAGTAATTTCTCTTAAAATAGGACTGGGAACCTGGGAGGATTCTCTCGGGACTTCCCGCTGTGGGTCTCGTTAGAGTTCCCGTATACTTAGTAAAATTATCTGTTACGCTTCTTTTAGACATTAGAGATACACTATATCTAAACTAAAATTATTAAGTTGTATTATTTCATTATGATCTACAGGGATAATATCATCAATATTATCAATTGTTGCAAATCTAATTTCTGATAGCTGGAATATCTTTCTCTCCAGCTCAACTTTAAGAAATTCTTGTCCAAATTCCATATTATCCACAAAGAAAAAGTCTAGTACCTGTGCGGTTACCTTTCTTTTAATTTCTTCTTCTATTTCTCGATATTCTCTATCTAATCTAAGATTTATTGTTAAATCTAAAGTCCGTATCACTCCATCATTTATAACTACATGATCAGTAAGCATCTTCTTAGCATCAATTTCAGTTAGTAGATTATTTTTAAATGTTGGAGACGCTTTTTGAAGTTGTAGGTCGGTAGCCTTCTCTAATACGAATAAATCAATTATATTAGCAGAAGAAAAGCCCTCCCTAGTAACTGCTGCTACCTTGGCAGTCGTTCCAATAGCACTGTAGAACCTACTTCCGAATGCTATATAATCTTCTAAAGTTACAAGTCTATCTTGGGATTTAAAAGTATAAGGAGCATATCTCTTAGCCTGTTCTGCTGTTTCTCCGTTTCTACCTCCCGTCATCTCGCTTATATTCTCTACTCTCCAACTAAGGGAATTATCATCTCCATCGGTTCCTATTATTAACGCATTTATAGATTCTTTTACTAAATTTCCTCTGGATCCACCACCAACTCTATAAGTTACAGCATAAGTTGCATTATGAGGAGGAGCTTGCGAAATAGCACCATCCCCAAAAATAACAACACCGTTATAGTTATTAGAATAGGCCACCTCAAAGATTTTATCAGAGCTACCCGAGGCAGAGAATATCTTATCTACTTGAGTATAGGTTCCAGTTGCAGATTGATCTGCTGTGGAATCTGCTGTAATATACACTCTAACGCTTTTTTCTACTACAGGACCTTCACCTAAAGCTATAGTTTTTACTTGATCAATGGAGCCAAATGTTCCTGTCTCTAAGATTAGAGCACCCTCTAATAATGCTAAATTAGAGTACACGGAGCTTAGACTATTATCAGAATCAGTTGCTCCATTTATTGTTATAGAGTCTGCGCTATTTTCTATATTTACTACTTCATTATTTGAATTTAGCTTATATAGGGAATATGTTACGGGGCTCCCATCCTCAGGAGAAGCTACTGTCACAACTCTATTTTGGTTAGAGAAAGATACTGCGGAGACTTGGGAGTCTGTAGGGTTTGTGGACTCATTCCAAGTTAATTGTGCTCTAGAGGACGCAGAGGCTGGTCCTTTTAAGGACACCCCTATAAGTTGAAGTAATTTTCTTAGATTATTTCTATTTTTTACTGTATTTAAAAAACATTCATTAGCTAGAGTATCTGCCTTAAATGAATTTACCGCACCCATATAGGCCACAAGCTCTACTAGCATCATCCCTAATTCCGAACCATAAAAGTTATTAAAATCTTCGGGGTACACCGCATTTATGTACTCAACCAAAGATTGTTTTATTGTCTCGTAATCAACAGCAGCAAAATTTATAAAATCAGATTTTCTATTCTCTGGTATCTTACCTAGTTTCATAAAATCTGAATCTACAGTTCCTGAAAAACTCATCCTATGTTTACCTCAACTTCAAAGGGATCTATAAGATTATTACTTCGTATTTGTCCCGTTAATTTAACTACCAACCCATTCTCTGCTATAGTGGGATCAGATTCAAATATACCTAGCTTTATTATTTCAAAGAAAGGTACAAAGATACTGATTTGTGTCGTTATATCCGCTCTTAAAATTTCAAATGTTGTTATATCAAGAGGAGAAAAGGCGTAATCATCTAAATTAAGACCAAAAGAAGAGTTCATTACCCTTTCACCTTTACGAGTTAGGAATAATTGTCTCAACATCCCTCTTATTAGTTCTTTGTCCACTGATTTTGCAAAATAATCTACATTGGATACTTTTTGTACGTCTCCAAGGACTCTTTTTGTTCTAGATTGAGCAAAAGGATAGCTAATACCCATTAAAAATTTATTTTGGGAGGCTATCTGTCTCTTAGCTGCTTTAGAAGGCAAAGATCCGTAAATATTTTTGTTATCAGAAATCATTATGTTTGTATATTCTTAAAGAATCCCTTCTGAGCATTAAAGTTCTTTAATACTTCCGCACTATTTAGTGCCCTTTTATATAGCTTTAAACTCCCGACCATTCCATTAAAGCCACTTCTTAAGCCACCGTCCTTAGATCCAAGAAAATTCATACCCGAATCGGAGCTTGGGCTATATCCAAATTCTTTATTGGTCATTCCGTCTGTGTAACCGCCACCAATTATCCAAGGGGTAAACCCTGCCGCTCCTGGGGCATTCCATCTCCAGAAATCTCCCTGATATACAGCAGATGGAATATAGGTTATAGATCCTTTTGGTAAAGAATTTTCATATAAATTTGTGTAGCTGAAGCTACTAGAATCTACAGGAGACGGGATATTAGGAGGTCCTGTAAATCCAAAAGTATTAACATAATTTTGAGACAGAACCTCTACCCCATCAGAGTAAATAGCAACTCTTCCATCCCCAGAAGGATCACAAGTTATAGATAAATGCTTAAAAGTAGATGAACAATCTCCCAAAGCAGAAGTAGTCCCAGTAGGACCTGTCACATCTAACACTGCTCCCAAATATCTCTGGGGGTCGGTGGTATTTGCGAAACAATCTAAACTAGCTTTTGGTATGAAAGTTATACTACTAGTATTTATAGACCTTGTGGGTGCCATATAAAACTTTAGATCAGAATCTACAGGGTTTAGTCCAGTATCATTTGAAAGAGGTAAGTTCTTTGTAAATCTCCTATCCCTCGTAAAGCCTACCAATAAACCCTTAACGGAGTCGTAATCTTGGAATATCTCCATTCTTTCTGCGTCTGTAACCTGCTTATCTCCCCCACGGTTCTCATTACCTAAAAGAATCCTGTGCATGGAGGAGGATTCTAGAGAAGTATCCCACCCATCATAACTACTTGTCATTAATGTGGGTACATGAATCCAACAATCTAGAGTAAAACCTTCTCTCTTATAAAGAAGACTTTCAAAATCATTTATATTTTGAGGAAGCCTCATATAACTTAAAGGATTGTATGGGGACTGTAGGTACTGGGCAGAGGGAGGAGATAAGTAGTAGGACGCTTTAGTATTTGTCCCTGAGAAGAAACTACAAATACCCTTGAACTGGGCTATCCCAACTCCAGAGGGATACACGGTGTCAAAAGAGCTTGCTACTATTTGTGCATTGTATGAAGTCCCAGTATCAGCGGTATTTTCTACGCTAAAATTTATTGAGTCTGGTTTGGATTCTACATTAGCCCCTAAAAAATTATAACAAGAAATCAAATCTGTAGTTACGATGTTGTCTGTGAGGGACACTACAGGGGCTTGGGTAGATGTTACCGATGATGCCGATGATATTATTGAACCTCTTCCTGTCGTAGGAACATGTAAATGATTTATATAAACTGTTTTTAAGGCAGTGTCTTTCTTTATTGTACTTGCTATCTTTAAAGGCAGCACGACACTGGAAACTTCTCCAGGTAGAAAGGCTAACCTTGATTGAGCCTTTTCATGTATTTTTATTTGTGTGTTATCTAAGAATGAAAAATCATTAACAGGAACTTTCCCTATTTCTGCGCCTCCCAAAACTACAGCTATTTGTATTTGTTTCTTTCTTCTATTTATTTTATTTTCATAAGTTTCAATGGTTGAATTTACATTTTGCTTCGCATTACTAACCAAGGCAGAGTCTTCAGCGTACCCACTAACCAATAAATCTTTTATATAGGAAGAGGTATCATAAACTCGTCTATTTCTTTCTCCTTGAATTTGTGTTAGAAAACGATCTTTGTTATAATATTCTTTTATCTTTGGATCGTTTTCTAATTCTGTATTTTCAATATCGAATATAGTGTTAGCCCATTTATTAAATTCCTTTAAAGAAACAGATTCCCCCTTACCTCCGCAATTAGGATTATACAAATACATCCATCTTAGAGATGCTTCGGGAATAACAGATTCACATTCAACAATATCTTCTAAATTAGAAGGTAGATCAATCCCCCCATTAACAGAATCGTAGTAAATGCCTGTTCTTGTTAAAATAAACTTTTCTTTAGTACTTATGGGAGGATCTAGCCTCTCAGGTTTAACCCAGAACTTCTCCTGTGGTAGCTTTTCTTCATCTACGGTCCACCTACCTCCTGCGTCTTCACAGGCTTGCTTATCCTTGTACTGTGTCCCTAAACTGCAATAACCTCCCTGTCCAGGCATCCTAACACAAAATCCTGTCCCTTCTAGTATCTCAGCTACAGTTTTTCCTTGGCTTTCTACATATACGGATCCATCAAAGCAGGGTTCTGGGTAGTTGTCGGGATCAAGGTAACGATTATTAAGTATTTCATTGATAATATTAAGTTGTTCTTGTGATTTTGTAACAAAAGCAAGAGCATTAATTATATTTTTCCTCTCCACTGCGTATTTTGCATCTAAATCTTCTCTATATTCCTTTACTTTGTCAGGGTCCACTCCTGGTATCCATACCCCTCCTGCATCTTCACAAGAAGATGCATCAATATGATCTGCGTTTCTTCTGCCATTTATCTTACAAAAACCACCAAAGTTGGCATACTTACTAGCAAGAGCGGAGTGGTTAGATTTCAAGGATTCATGGGTTGAAAGTTGATCAATACAATTAGCTATTTGCTGGACTTTATCGACAATACCAGTAACTGTATCCCAAACCTCGCTAGCCATTCCTACCAAGCTTCCGAGAGAACCAAGAAAACCTCCACCTAAGACAGAATCACTCAAATTGCTGGTTAATGTCATCATCCCATTAGCGGTTTTTGCTTCTATTATTCCAAGTTGCAGGAACAACTTCCTCTTTTGTTCCTTAATGTAATCCTGAGCTGCTTTCTTTCCTGCTTGAATAGATTTACTTAAACTCTCTAGTGGACTTGAAGGAAATAATGCTAACACTTCTCCCGCTAAGTCAGTAGCACAAGAAGGAACTCCGAACTGAGTCTCTAAAATATCCATAGCGGGAGTCTGGTTATCAAGAGTATTAAATAAAAAATCTGCTTTTTGTCTATCAAATCCCATTAGTCTAAATCTACCCTTATACCGCTATTAATATCTATATATGGAGCATTTAATTCTATTTTCTCTCCACTTGTGATACTTACTTTCTGTGTTGCTACTATATCTACTGTACCACCAGTAGTAATAACTATTTTAGAAGCACTATATGGCGCACTTATATGTATAACAGAATCGGGACCCAGAGCCTCTAAATTAATATTATTCCATTCTGATTTTATATTAACACACCCATAACTCTCATCTCCCTTGTCTAAAGGGTTAAATCCGAATCCTGGCGGGAAAAGGTCAGGGTGTACTTGCCCTACTCCAAAAACTGAAGCCCAAGGGAGGGGTGGGTACGCCACAGACTCGATCTCATCTACCTCGGGGATGTATATAGCGTCTCCACCTCCAATAAATGAAAGTTTCCTACCTGCTGGGTTTGGGGACATAAAACCTGTAGAATCATTAAGGATTTCGATATTTCTTCCTTCTTTAACTCTAACTTCAACTCCTGCGTCCCTACTAACTATATTTGCAGGTCCGTGAGTATCTACCCTAAATTCTCCCGCTGAATATGTTCCACCTTCTACCCCTGCGGCATCTTGCTTCCCTGCTAAGATTATATGATCTTCGATTAATGCATCGTCTTGTCCTGTAGTTATATTAATAAAATCTTGAGCAGGAGTTTCACATAATTCTATCTTCTTACCAGCTCCCCCTTGAAGAGTAGTTGTTGCGTTCATCCATGCATCAGAATCCCCTCCAACTTTCTGATCTGCGATAATGATCCCGCCATTACCCTTTCCTAAAAATGCATTTTTAGATGGAAGAATATCATTGGCATAGGTGTCATCTATCCATAAAGGAAGAACAGGGGGGCTTTCAGCGTTTGCTCCCAAAGATGTAAAGTCTATCTTATCTCCTTTAGTTTGGAGAGTTGTAGCTCCCTGTGGGTTTGTGGTAAAATCAGAGTTCAATTCCTCATCATCTAGAGCGTCTGCTAGAAATCTATTGGTACCGACTATAGCTCCTAAATAATAAAGACCAGCCGACCCCCTATTATGATTTGAAGCATCTACCTCAAGAACTAAAATCTCTGTACTTGGAGTTGGTGGAGCAAAAAATCCACCGTCCACATTATTTGAGGGACTTACGTAAGTAACCCATACTGGGCTTGGGCTGTTAGGAAGAATCACCGTAAACCTACCAGTCTTTGTTATATCCTCTACGGTATGGACTGTACATCTATAAACTTGCATCTTTTAGTTCTCTAATTTGTAATTCTTAACTATATTAAAAGAAGTACTCACCTTTCCTTGGCTAACAATAAAACTAAGTCCCTGTATTGTATATTCCCCAGATAACCATTTAGAGGGTTCACGGCTATCAAAGAAATCATTTATTTTAATATCAGGTTCTCTAAAATTAATATTAATTTTAGACATTAGACTTCTAACGGGGGACATAAATTTATAATATGGTAAAGTTTCTATTTGTCCTGTAAATGTAACTTCGGATACCCTCTCTCTCATAGCTAATATATTATCTATAGCACTAGATTTTTGTATAGGATCAACGATAACGTATTGATGGTTTTCTATCGCAGAAAAATTAGCCTCAAGGTACTCCATCACACTGTCTATAAACTCTTCTCTAGTGAATCCTAGTAACGCCTCTTGAATCTCCCCTCTATCCTTAAATGGTAGTCTATCAAATATTGGAGTATTGGGAACAGGAGTCTCTTCATGCTTATCATACCAAGCCTCTACAATTCCCCGTATGTTCCCCGTGTCTCTATTTCCAGTATTCTTAATATAACTAGCTATAGATCCAAATAAGTTATTATGAGAGGCATTCCTACCTAACAAGCCATTTGTAGCTATAGTAGGTATAACATTAGCTATAAGGTATGCGTACCATGGACGTAAATCAAAGTTAAAACTTAATATATCAGAATTTATATCTCCATAAGTAAAGGTGTGCATAACAGTTTTTTCAATAACGTCAGAATATATCTCTCCCTTAAACTCCACAAATGCTTCATGCAGGGCTGCGAATAGGGTATCATTAGTAGATTTAAAATCTTTACTTTCTTTTATTTGCGAAAGATTAGAATAAGCCTCTCCTGTAGATATTAGAATAAATCTATCAAAATCTTCTTTTGTGCTGGGGGGGATACCTTTTTCAGCGAGTTTTGTATAAACTAGTTCACAAAGTTTAATCTCTGAAAATACTTGAGTTATAAAAGTATCGGCTGAATTTATTTTACTTAAAATACTTAAAGCTTGATCTTTCATTTCTTGTCTAGTTTTTCCTGTTAATCTAATATGAATATCAACTATCATCTTTTCCATTTGCTTACGAGCGTCTTGATGTGCCTCATCTCCAGTGCGAGAGAGTCCTGCCCCTGTAAGGTTGGAGGACTCTGTGGGTGTAAAATCTTCTGCTATCGTAAAACCTAAGTTCTGAAAAAAATCATAAGCTGCGTTCAAATGTAATACATACTGATCTACACTATCTATTGGTATGGGTTTTCTAACTTCCTCTATGTCTACTCCTGTTATTCTTTTGTATGCATCAGCTCTATCTAAATTATTAATATTTCCTTTGCGCCACCTTTTTAAATCTTGCTCAGTTAAGTATGCTCTGACCTTATCTTCTGCACCTTCTGCGACAAGCTGATCCAGAGTTTTTTTTATTTCCCCTAGTATCCACTTTCGTTGTTCCTCAGGAGTTCGCCTTTTCCCTTTTTTTTGGGCACGAATACCACTCTGTCTTGTGCGTGTTATCCCATGAAGGCCAAGGGATCGCAGAAGAGGAGCGTGGGACACAATGATATCACCAGCGTCTCCAATAAAATCCTCAATGCCCGCATACCACTCCGTAAGATCGTTCGTAGTCATGTAGGCCAATGCCGCCTTCTGAAGGTCCGCAAGTTTAGCCCTTCTCTGTCCCGTTTCTTCACGAGAGTACCGTTCTCTTATTCTTGCTTCCTCGGCATCGTCCCTAGCTTTCCATCCCGTAGTTCGCCATCCTGCTTTATCAAGAGTATCCCTAACTTGACCCCCATGCGCCCCTGGTATGCTAGCCATCACGCCCGAAGGAGTCTCCCCTATTTGTAAGGGTCCAAATAGATCCTTATATATCGGGGCAAATTCTGTTGCTCGATTGAATTCTTGTCCAGCCCCTCCTCTACGTAAATTATACCCCTTGGTACTAGCCATAAAATTGTTAACGGCATTGGTACAGGCAGCGGACCAAAGCCTGTCTAGGGCTTCATATACAGATTTTTGTGCTATTAAAAAAGTAGGTACATCAGTGAACTTAGCAAAAGTATCTTTTATAAGATTAAGAACTAAAATAGGGGCGCGTTCTACTACTACCAATTCATCAACATACTTGGAATCTATGTATGTTCTTTGGATAGAATAAGTTCTATTTAGATTTCCTGTTGTAACCGCTTCCTCTTCGGGGGTAGCACCTAAGGCCGTCATTCCTGAGGAGGGAGCGAATGTAAGTGTAAATATTCTTACATTATTGGGACCCAATTCATAATTTACATAAATAAGATCTACCTTTTGGGTAGGTGCCCATTTTTTGGGGTCATCTGTCTCCCCAAAAGTTATCATAATTCCATCTGTTTCCTTTGATATACTCCTATTACCATAAGAAGATATCCAATCGGAATAACTTTTAGATCCTATAGAAAAGAAAGAGAAAAATCTATCTTCAAAGGTATTAGTAGGATCTAATACTTTGACAACAAATTGCCCCTGCTCCCTTGAAGCCCCCCCTGCATTTATACTATAAGAGAACTCAAGTATATCTGAGTTTTCAATAGTAGATAAAAATATAGCTTTATGGTCCTTGTCGATGGCTTTCTTATACCACGAGAATACTGACCCTTTGGCCTCTGGGTCTTTCAGTTTTTCAAGGGCACCAAAAATATCCCCCCTATTTCTCCCAAGAATAAGTTGGGGAGTATTGATTGTCTCCCTAATAGTTGCAATTTCAGGAGTCCTACTGCTTTTTACTTCCGCTGTATTAGCCATTGGGGAGCCTAACCTCATCCTGAATATTTAAGCTTTCAAAAGGATCGGACAATCCATTAATCTCCATCACAGTCCACCAATTATCGCTGTTTCCATAGAACAGATTAGAAATTAGGTCTGGTCTGTGGTCATACCCTGCGGGGACGTACCCTGCTCTAAACATACTATTATCAGCATTACTAGTAGAATTTTCATAAATAGTAGATCCAACTGACGTTAGGATAGTCTTACCTTTGTGTGTTATCGGTATTAAATATTGTTCTCTACTCATGAGTTTATCCTTTGTGGGTCTGTAGAATTGATATTATCGTCCTTCATTACCGCCTCCCAACCTGCGAGGTTATCTCTCTTAATTGCTTTTCCTGGATTAAACTTACCAAAATCACCCGTTCTATTTTCAACAGTACTTAAAGAAATTTTTATTCTTAAAGGAAGAAGGGTCCCCATATCATAGCCAGCTTCTTCTACAACCTTAATACTATAATCTCTACATAAAAGAGGAACATCTTGATAGGATAATCCGTGTCTTAATCTAAGAGTAGGGGGACCTAAAATTGAGTTCTCAGCATTTCCAGCAACACAAGTTCTTATTAATCCTAAGATAAATGTAATAGAATCTAAAACAGTTTTCTTTGCATCCCATGTCTCGGTGTGAGTAACTTCATATTTTTTCCAAGGCCCCGCTAGATTTAATAATTTTTCCTCGCTATTAGATTCCCATCCTTCTACATTTATAGAAGCAATACCCTCTGCCAAGCTTGCGGGAGGAGCAGCGTCCGAAGGAACGCTGTGTACCCTATTAATAATTACATTAGTGCTATCATCCTGCCTACGGTTTTCTGTGCTTCTGGAAACAAAGCGTTCAAAAAATCTATTCATTTCGCTATCTTTTTTTTCTAAATTAGAAAAAGCTTTCTTTGTATTTAAAACACTTTTCCAAGAACTTTTAATATGAGCTAATGACAATATAAATTCAATATTTATAGATCTAGCGTCTGCTCCTACATGGGAAAACAAAGTTGATCCTCTATTTATTGGATTGTACTCTACTAACCGAGCTGATTTTCTTTCCGAGATTATTGGATTTTCATAAAATGGAATAAAAGTAATTGGGTTAGTATCCTCTATTTTTGCTTTTGGATATTCAAGAAAGATTCCTGATCTTAATTCTAAAGCTCTGTCTCCCCCTGGAAGAGGAGATAAGTCTTTCCATAATTTAGATCTTTCGTTGTATGTATTTACAGTCCCATCGTAGTTATATGATATACTCATTTAGTAATTCCCTCCTGTACTACCTAATGGTACACCTTGGATTCTGAATGCTGGGGGAGTGAAGGGAGAGAACGGTTCCTTGCCTATCATCTGCCGAATATCTCCAAGAATGTCGTTTGTTTCTTTTCCAGCCTCCTCCAATGGAGCAGTATCTATCTCTACTGGGGGGGCAACATTAACTTCCTCTGGGGGGGAGTCCATGGCTGAGTTAATAGAAGATCGGGTACTACTGGTTACTTTCCCTTTATTAGTTCCCGTTCCTATTGCAGCCCCTCCTGTAGTTGTCGTTGGTGTCGTCGTTGCTGTCGGACTTGTAGCTTTTGTAACAGGAGTAGGAGGATTACTTCCAATGGCCGATCCCCCTGCGCCACTATTCCACTTACTTTTTATAGTGGAAGCCGTCTTATTCATACTGGCCGTGACACCTCTCATGCTTTTGGCAATCTCTTCAAAACCAAAAAAATCAGCAACCTTTTGTATCCCAATTATAAGAAGTTTACCAAATCCAAAAACTACTTCACCAAATATCCTAAAAGCCTCTTTCAATGCTCCCCTCAACCACGCTGCTCCAAAAAGTTCTTTTACGCTAACAAAGAATTTTGCTCCTTCATTAATAAAGGGAGTTACAATTTCTCTCTTTATCATGTTCCAAGTATTAGTTAAATCTTGTTGTTCTTTTGCTTTTCTTTTACTCTCTGCGTGTAACCGAATTGATAATTCTTTCTCATTTAATCCTTCTATCTCAGCTTTACCTAGAAGCATCTCAGCTCTTTTAAGTATTCCTTCTCTAACAGCAATCTTACTTGCTAAATCACCAAAAGCTCCTTTCATTGCTTCGTTTCCGATAATAGCGGTTCTACCATTTTTAGATAACAAACTTTGCGCCATAGACCCCTGCTCTAACATTACTTGAAGCATCTCCGCAGACGTAGCGTTGCCGTCCAATATAGAATTCACTGGGAAGCCCATTGCTATGGATTCTGTGATGCCGCCCATAGTAAATTGACGATTAAACGTATTCATTGCTTCACCAAATAATGCTTGGTCGGGCAATAAACCTCTCATCATTGTAGTGAACTCTCCCGCTGCGGCAACAGAGCCGCCAGTTGCAGCAAAAAGATTAGTAGTTGATCTATTTAAGCTTTTTAAGGCACCTACTAACTCAGTTCTCGTCATATTAAATGTTCTAGAGTTATTTTCCACAGCCGTGAATAGCCTACCTTGAGCTTCAGTAGACTCCCGTGTTCCGATAGTGGCATTAAGAATACCTTGGCCCCACGTATTAAAATTCTCTCCTGTGGCTAGGGAAACTTTATACATCTGCTGCACAGACTTAGTGTTAAGATCCAAACCAAGTCTATTGGCCTGTAATTTTAGAATCATCGCCTCATAAACATTAGCAGGAACACCAGACTTTTGCATAGTGTCTGATAGTGTGTGCATGTCATCAGACATGGAGTTAAAGGATGCCCCAAACCTAGCACCCACCTCCTCCATCTTCGCGCCCATAGTAACAGCATCAGTAAATAAACTAAGGAGGTTACCTACTACACCCCCTAACACCCCTTTTAAGTCGGCTGCTATGCCTTTTAAATCTTTTAAGAAGACATTAGATCCCTTAGTATTCTTATATATTTTTTCTAGCCACTTATTATCTTCTTCTGATCTTGCCATTATCTTAATACCTTACAGTGTACAATTTTATTAGATATGAAAGTTCTAAAATTTCTACTATCTAATTTAGTTTTAGATTTAATCTTAACATTTATCTCTTCCATAAAATCAGACCAAAATCTCCATAACCGTCTAAAATACTTTATATGTTCTTCGGCTTTATATCTTACTATTTCTTGTCTAGAATTCATATCTTCTGAGTGTACCTTTTTTAATAATATAGCTTGTTCTTCCATAGAATAATTATCAAGTAAAAAAGTGGTTATTAGTAAATTTCTTGTATGTCTAGCCGTGTACAACCCCTTCGGGGATCTGGGCGTAGCGGCCACAAGAGCCGTATAATCGTATCTAGTTCCTGAATATGTAAAACTTATCAAATCACCTACCCTTACCTGAGTAGGTAGTATTTTTTTAATAACAACAGGAGTTTGACCCCCTTCAGCTACCTGAGAACTGAGATAATCAAAATACTTTTTATTTTGTAGAAAATTTCGGCTTCTCATATACTCTTATATACTATATTATAAGGATTTAAATGTATTACAATGATTCCAAGGATTTTGTTGATTTTATTGATATTATTAATTTTACTTTAGATGCTTCATTTCTAGAAAAATGGAGACATAAATATAGTGAAAAATTTATAACATCCTTCCAAATGAAGGTTTTAAAATCTCTTTCAGACAGAAAACCCTTAAAAAAAGAATCCCTAACTAATTTCTTTAAAAAGAAGTTAAAGTACTCAGAGGAGCAAATATCAAACTTTTACGAATCAATAGATATATCATTATATCATCCATTAATCCTCTGATTCTACTTTTTCTTCCTATCCTCGTGTTTCCTCTTTGATTCTGCTATTTGATGTGGATTAGAGAATTCGGGACACATAGAGGAGTATCCACACCACCAGCAATACTCATTCTTTGAAGGGGGAAACTCTTCCTTCTTCTTTTTTCTTATTTTCCAAACAGTATCTATTTTATTCCTTAAATAAGAACTTATCTGAGCCCATGAAAACCTAACAGTAACCAAGTTACCAGTTACAGGGTAGAAGTGAGCTACCGTTATCTTATCTATTGGAACTTTGAACAATTTATGGACAGCGTAAGCATATCCTTGCATTTGGTGGTTTTGGTATAATTCATGCTTCTTCAGCTCCCTCTTCCCTGTTTTATAATCAATAACTAAGTATTCACCCTGAGGACTTTTCACTACTCTATCAATAATACCATTGAGACTAATATCATTCTTCTCATCGTACTTTATATCATAAATCAGTTCTACTCCGACTGTTTCCGTCAAAGGTCCATTAAATTTAAGAAAATTTCTTAAGCACGTTTCTGTGTTGCTATCTTTTTTTTCTGTAATTTTATAGTTTTTCTTGACCTCGGCTGCTATAGTAAGTAGGTCCTCTAGGGAGGTCTTCTGGTACCCCTTTTCTAGGATCTTGTGGATATAGGATCCAAAGTCTAAAGCATCTTTGTTTTTTGACATTTCCTTATATCTATTTATGTATCTAAATTTGTATTTTAGATTACACTGCATGAATGTGTTGGCCTTAGACTCTGAGATAGTTTTAATGAACATAATTTCTCCTAAGTATATAAGAGAGTATCTTGACCATAATTTCAGAAATTCTGGACGATACTCCTCAGGCGGGCGAGAATTTACAATGCCCTCCATTTTTGTGGACGATTGGAAAAATAAATTTTCTATAAATACAAGCACAGGGATGTGGCAAGACTTTAAAGCTCATAAAGTAGGTAATTTTATACAATTTGTAGCCCAAGTTGAAAAAACCTCTTACAAAAGAGCAGAGGCAAAGATTTTGTTTGAGGTTCTTGCCGACGACTCCCCAGATCCTAAACCCTTTATTGAGGATATTTCTACATCTCTAGATGTGGATATGTCCTCTTGGGTTCCTATAGATATATATTCTTGTTACTCTAAAGATTCTTTAGTTCAATTGGCTTGGAAATATCTTTGGGGCAGAAAAATGTTTCATACCGAGGAAACAGAAGATGAGCCCTTCTACGTAGCTACAGACGGGAAGTATAAAAATAGAATCATCATACCTTTCAAGAAACCTTCAGGTGACCTATTCTTTTTTCAGGCAAGGGCTCTGCTTGAAGAAACTCCGAAGTATCTAAACCCCGACAGTACCCAAGTTAGAGCCTCCAGCGTTTTATATCCTTTTCAGAGCGATACTACAGTGCTTATTTGCGAGGGTCCTTTGGATGCGAGGTCTCTCCAGTTAGCAGGTGTTAACGCTACCTCTACCATGGGAAGTTCGCCGTCTCAGATTCAGATAGAAGAAATAAGAGATATGGGGTGTGAACTTGTTATTGCTTATGATAATGATACAGCGGGAAAAATGGGCGTAGATAAAATAGAAAGAATGAGAAGGGAGTTAATGATGCCATCCATAAAAATATGTCTTCCTCCCAAAGCTTATAAAGATTGGAATGAAGCGTGGAGAGAGGACATGGATTTAAAACAATATGTCCGCGAAAATACTAAAGACTACGACATAGAGTACCTAATCAACACTCAGATAGAACCTAGGTGATATAATCTTTTCACCATTAGCCATGTACTGTATTTGGACAGCGTAAGTTCCCTTAGCTTCTCCAAAGCTGCTGGAGGTAGGAATATTACTTGTATCCCATGTATAAATCAGGGTTCCATCTGAGGTTACCTGAACAGAACCAAGAGTGTCAGCAAAGGAATATACAGTAAATGGACCCTCTAGAGAAGTATTATCATTAACCTTGGTTATTTTAAAAGCACCTTCAGTAATCAATGTGGATTTCAAAGTGTTAATTATAGATGAATCTATATTTCTATTCTCCACCGTTAGCTCTACAGGAGCCTTGAGATCTATTTTTTCACCTAGTCTCAGATGTTTGTTTGCTAATTTTGTACTGGTTCTAAGTAAAAGAGGTTCTGTTATAGAAAAGAATGTATCTTGATATAAAGACCAAGAATGAATAAAGCATTGGTATTGAGATCCAGCCAAAAGTTTAACTGTCCAAACATCAATATAAGATGTGGCTGCACTGACAGAAGCAGATTCTACTGTGGTACCTTCCCAACCTCCCGAAAGGGCTTTATCCATTCTAAGGGGTGCTACATAGTCTCCTGTTCGCATTTTAAAAATACCACTAGCATTAGAAAAATCGGCTGCGTTGGCATGTCCCCAAGTAGCAACATAGTCTGATGGCGCATTACCGTAGAACGCATTTGGAGCAAATTGCATTAGGGGTGATGCTGATACGAGGTTATCAGTAGGAGTGAAGCGCGCACTGGAGGAGTAGGAGCTTAATTTAAAAATAGATACTGAGCTAACGTCCACAGGATCTACTAATTGTCCGTCATTATAAAATAAGGCTCGTAAAGCTACCTTACCGCCTACTGGGGG